GTATCGCCCGTGAAGAAATGAAAAAGCCGCTCTTGAACGAGAACCGCATTAGGTATTGGCTCACTTCGTTCAAGAGCGGGAATATTGATGATGAGGATTACCAACGGCGCGTAATTGATACATTGGTGAACTCTGTATATGTGTATGACGATGAAGATGGTGGAAAGCGGATTGTGCTGACATTCAATCTTTCGGGCAACAACACCGATACTCTCACGAGTTCGGATATTGAGTGTTATGCTCCACCAAAAAGTGCAAATCCGAACTCTGTGTTTTTCATCAAACACACTTTTGGATTTGTTTGCAGAATAGAGAACGCACGGTAATCGTGCGTTCTTTTTCTTTGCCACGGGACGAGATGAAGTAGTTAAAGTAGTTGTTTTTCGGTTTTTGCGTAAACTTTCACCTAATACGCGCGTACTTAGAGGAAGTTACACGCAAAACCCGATTTTCCACTACTTTAACTACTTCAACAGGGTCAAATCAGCTCTTTTTCAGCTCAAGGACAGCGGACTCAATCAGCTTGTCAATGGTGTCGGAGTCGAGCTTATAACCCTTGCGGTTCAGATAGTCCAGTACATAGGCTTTCTTTTCCTCGCCGCGACCTGCACCATTGTAAATCATTTCTGCGGCTTCGACCGCAACTTTCGTCCACGCCTTAATTTTCTCGAACTTCTCAGCGTCCACTTTCTCTTTCAGATAAGGGATAAGGAAAGTGGTAATGACTGCTACGAGCAGAGTGATAACAGCGGAAACAACATTGGTAATGTCAATCATGGTGATACCTCCTCAGTAATTTTCAGAAAAATGTGTGTCGTTGGGTGTGACTTTGTTTTGCTTCATCAGCTTTATTCGGTTCTCGACCTTTGCTTTGGAGTAGTAGAATCCCGTTCCCGTGGCAACTTCGGCGGCTACTGACGGTATGAGGTAGGCAAGCGGCGAAAGGTCGAGAGTGCGCCATATCATTATCATTGTAAAGACGATAACGACAGCGTTGATAATTCCCGCCACGATGAGGATTTTCTTTGAAAATTCTTTCGGTGGCTTTTTCTTTACCCTCCGCATACCGTCAACCTCCTTTACACTTTGGTGAAAGAGTCGCGGTCAACCCAACCGTAGACCGTAGACCCTCCATCAGCATGGACAAGATGATAAGGATGTTTGCCCTTTGTGTAGATTTGCGTGATTTTTGCCTTGCCACCCTTACAGGACACCGCTCTATCGCTGTTAGAGCTTGCGTAGTGCGTTTTTCCAGTGAACGAGACATAATCACCTACCTGCGGTGTCCACGCGCTCTGAGAGGGCGTAGAAGCGGCAGAAACGACACTCAGATACTTCGTGCTGATAGGACTGCAAATCGCGTTCTTTCCGTCCACAGACTTGTCGATAATCGCTCTGTCACCGCTGACCTCACGGACAATCCAGTTCTTTGCTTTCACCCAAGCGGGAATTGCCTTGCCGCCGTAGTAAGTAGCCGTGGAGGAGATTTTAACGGTATCTCCTGCCTTGATGGAGCTGGAAGTGGGCTTGTCCACAGTCGGGGTATCAATCGCCGCACCGAGCCGCCTGTTGACCTCTGCCGCGATTTCGCCGTGACGGTTATACAGATAATCGCCGGGGCAGGATTTGTTCGCATAATCGCGGTGGACGGTCATATTGCAACCGTCAAGGTGATTCATACGCTTGTTCTTGTCCGTACTCCACACGAGCTTCTTGATACCGTTACGGCGGCAAATATCGGTCACAAGGTCAAGCATTGCGGCATACGCCTTATCGTTCACCGCGTAAGGGTGTTTGGTATCGCTTGCGACCTCAATGGTGATAGCGCGGTTGTCGTTCGCCGCACTGGAAGTACACCAAGAGCGGTCTTTCTCCTCGACATACATACCAATTCTACCGTCCGCGCCAACACCATAGTTAGAGCTTGCCTGTCGGGAGGTCGGGGCAAAAATATTACCGAGCGTTTCCACAGAACACTGCCCCACGACACAGTGAATGGTAATGGTGTCGATTTTGTTCTTGCGCGGACTCGTTTTATTGGGGGAAATCCGCGTGTAATTTACAAGAGGACTGTTACTCATCTTCGTCTTCTCCTTTCCCGTTACTCAGTTCGTCCAACATTTCCGGCGTGATTTCTTCGCCGTGGATTTGAAAATACGACTTTTCTTCCATAGATTTAACCCTCCTTGTCCTTGAGTGAGAGACGCTTTACTTCCTCCATAATCTTTTCGGCAGTACCGTTCCCACCCAATTTTTTATACGGTAAGTATAAATAATCATGCAGGTTCTCATATTCGTCTTTGGTGATATACCCGCGCTGAATATAACACTCACCGAGGTAACAAATGCGGTCGTGTCCGAGACCTTTCAGCATTTGACCCTCTGCACTGTTCTTTTCTTTCTTGCCTTGAATGAGGTTTGTGAGGAACGCCCAAAAGCCCGTGCTTGCAAAGACAGCTCCTACAATACTCACAATCAATGTGCTTTCCGAAACCATACGGTGTCCTCCTTATTCTTCGGTAAACACTTCCCACCCGGCAGGATATTCTTCGGGAGAATAGGTGTTTCCGTCAATGAGAGACTTATAGAGAACATCTTTGTAGCTTACAATATCTCCCTTGTTGTATGCGTCATGTGCGCCCGTAGGCTTAGACCATACGGGATAGCCCGTTTCAGTCAAGCCGAGTGCCGTATAAAGTGCCGGGGTGATGTCGGGTGTCCAATCGCTCTGAGAGGTGTGAGCCTGCACCACCTTATAGAGTTGCGGGTCTCCGACCTTGTTCACACCGTAGGTCAAACGCTCGTCAACCGAATAGGCAACGCCAACCGCCCACGGGCGATAGAGGTGAACACACGCCAACGCCATTTCTTCATTCAGACTCGCACCCGCGTAGTCCATAGCTTCTCTGATTGCTTTCGCCTGTTCAATCATGTTCATACGCTTACCCCCACAATTCCGAGGGCTTCTCGCATATCCTGTACGATACTTGCGCCCTCATTGACTTCAAGTGTTCTGCCAGTGATGAGCCAATCACTGAGATTGTTTTCGATGTCCTCTTTCAGACCCTCGCGGTCTTTCAAATGGAAAGTGTACTCATCGTACTCAAACATCGTGATAGAGGTATCGGTCTGCGTATCGGTCTCTGTGACCTCTCTGATATTCTCACGCAGTCTGACCTCTACATAGCCCTCTTTCGCCGGATAAGACTCCATCGACAGGGTTACGGGAGAGACATTTCCTTTTACTCTCATTTCTGACTACCTCCTTTAATTTTCTGATTTTGACCGTATCGTAATATTTCTTTTTCATACCGAGCGAGTCAGTATGCTTGAAACAGGAACACCGTGATAGGAAACCCGCCGCCATACGGAACGATACGACTCCGTTTCGCTTTTGGATTTTCTGAATGTGGCGGCTTTGCCGCATAAGCGCAAGGGCGCGTCTTTTCCGTATGGTCGTAGTTCTGATACCGAAACAGCGACCTACAAAGTCAATCTTTCGCCCTCTACGGTGCTGTCTGCTCTTACAGTTTCGTTGAATGCGAAATAACTGGTAATCGTGCTTTATCTCCAAATCGAGCCTTTCTGCGAACGCTGTGACCGCATACAGGGCTTTTCGGAGCTTCCGCTTATTACTGTCTATCAAGACTAAATCATCGGCATAGCGGACATAATAGCGCACACCGAGGGTCTGCTTGATGAAGTAATCCAACGACTGTAGGTAGAACTCTGCAAGCCACGGAGAGGTATAATTCCCAATGGGTATGCCGTGACCGGGAGTGCTATGGTACGAGTCGATTACCACATGGATAATGCCCAGTGCCTTTTTGTCCTTGATTTTTCGCTGTAAATGCTCCTTGAGCTTGTCGTGTGGGATTGACGGATAGAACTTGTGAATGTCCATCTTCACACAGTATTTTGCGTGTTTGATGTCTCGCATGGTCGCTCGTTCCACTCCTTTTGCGGCACGGTCAATACCCCTGTTGGGGATATTGGCACAGCTCCAATAATAGGAGGACTTCATAATGAGCGGCTGTAGTACCTGCACGATAGCGTGATGGGCGCATTGGTCGGGGTAGAACGCCGGAATCTGTAGTTCCCTTTCTTTGCCCGACAGACCGTCCTTTATGATACGAGTCCGATACGATGAGGTGAAATCCAAACGAACCAACCGCTCAGACAGGTCTTTCGCGTAGAAGTCCAAATTATCCATGACTTTTTGAACATTTCTGCGCTTTTTCTTATGCTTTGCGGCATTTATGATAGCCAGTCTGCAATTTTCTTCTGAAACTATCTGTTCGTGTAGAAAGCCAATTCTTTTCATTGCTTTTGTTTCTTATAGGGGTTTCAAGAGACTTACTAACCCTATCCCTCCAAACTATTTTTTACCAATGGGTACGGCGAGACAGTATCTTGTGTAGTTTATGCTGTATAACAAAAGTAGGCGCGACCCATAGTTCGAGTTCGTGTTGGACGAGTCATTGTTCAAATTAGCCGTAAAGAGACCGCATTTCGAGCCATTGTTCCAATTACCGCCGTGTTTGAAGACGCGCTTTTACTGTTCGCCTTATAAAAGTTCTATCTGTTTTGTATCGACCCACTTATGCGGGGGAGAAAATCCCCCGCACCCCCTTAGGAGGGGATATAAAGCAGGCGCGACCCAGAGGCCGAGCTCGTGCTGGACGAGCCATAGTACAAATAAGCCGTAAAGAGACCGCAAGTCGAGCCACCGTCCCAAGAACCGCCGCGCCTGAAGACGCGCCAACCTGTGGAAGACCAACACGTGTCACAATCGTAGGTCGTTTCGCTTCCGCTACCTGCGGCAGACGGGAGCATGACATGAGGATTACTGCCAGTGTCAAGACCCTCCTGCGTGATATAACTGGAAGACCAACTTGCCGAACCCTTAAAGGAGAGTGCGGCATAGTTCGTAGCAGTATCGTCCGCGTACTTGGACGGGTCATTGCACACATAGTAAGTGCCGCCGTTCCAGTTGACACCATCGACCCATTCCCAAACATTACCCCACAGACCCTCGATACCGCGCCAAACAACATCAACTTTACCGTCAGTTCCGGCGGGTCTGCCCGTGAGACCGCTCACATTGTTGCAAGTACCAGTCTTACACGCCGAGCTATTGCTGTCGCAGTAGCCACGCCCAATGACAGACTGCACATTGTTGTTGGCAAACTCCACAAGAATCAACATCTGAATTGCAGAGAGGGTGGAAATGTCGATGATACCCCATCCCGTACCTTTCGTCTTTGCGTTGGTACGCATGGTCGCTCTCGTCTGACTTACCAACGGGCTTGCGCCGGAAGCGGATTTATTACCGCTTGTGGTCTTGTACGCGCCTACATAGATATAGTCCGTAGCCACGCCACCGTGATTGAATGCGGGGTGAAGCGTGAACCCGCTCGTAGCCTTATCTGCGATTTTAAGATATTCCACATTCCCACTGCGGTAACGGCGATACCAAAACTTGGGGATTTTCACCATTACATCACCCGTGGACAGAGTTTCGTGTGCAATGCCGCTCCACGGATAGCAGTTATCGAAATCACTCGAACCTGCGGTAGTACCTACGGTAGCGGTAGCAGTCTTGCCGATAGCGGAGTCCGTTCTCGCCCAAGCGGGAGAGGTAGCTGTTATATCACGGCTGATACCGTAGATTTTTACGAACGACAGCTCCACATTGCGAGACTGCCCGGAAGAAGTGATAGATACCGACTTGGAGTCCGTATCAGAGCCAGAGACCGCCTTGACCGTCCATGTGCCGACATTATGCACTTGGAAAGTGTAACTGCCGGAGGTGTTGGGAGCGGTGTACTTCGTACTGCCACACTCACAGGTACAGGTCGCACCTGCGGGATAGGTAACGGTAATCGTAGCTGTAAAGTAATAGTAGGTTGCCGTATAGTTCGAGGTCGTACCTGCCACAGAGACCTTTGAGGTGGTGTTGTTTGGTTTGCTGTACCCGTCCTCTGCGCCGTACTCAATATGGTAGGTGTGACCGATAGGCACGACAAAGGACGCGGTTTTCTTCGTTTTGGTGAGCGTTGCTGATTGTGTAGACGCGGACTCCGTTTCATCGACACAGGTAACTACCACACTGGAAAATGCGGAATCATCGTCAATGTCGATGGTGACATTTGCAATTTCACCTGCGGCGGGAGTCGCGTCCGCTCTGTTCGCCGCATTGCTTGACAGGTTGTAAACTCCCTGTACGGAGTACGGGAACGCGGAGAAATAATACTTTTTGCCTTTCGTGAGTCCACTTACGGTAAAGGGTTCGGAGACATACGCACCGAGGTTGGTGTTATCCACCACGAGCGTACCCTCAGAGGGTTTCGTAGGATAACCCGTATCGCTCATGCGTACCATAACGCCGCCTACGGAGCAAATCAGATTGTTGTTCGCATCGTAGCTGTCGGCGGGTTCTTGGAACTTGAGTCCGATACTGGTCGCGGAAAGCGAGTATGCAACAAAGCTCCTCATATTGTTCGGGGCTTGCCCGATTTTCTGCAACAGACTGTCAACAGTCCATTTTGCTTCTGCCCAAGACATTTACACTACCTCCTCTGTGATATTCAGACCGTCAGCACTGAATGTGATGGTCTTAGTGTTTACGAGGGAATAACTTCCGTTTGATTCTTTCTTATAGAGCTTTTGTGTGATAACCGTATCGGAAGTGAACACGGTTTCAATTTTCTTGTTTCCCGCCGAGTCAATTTCCGTGATGGTCTTTCCATCGGCAGAAAAAGTAGTTGTACGGGGGTCAAAACCGTCCGTTTTGGTGTCGAGAGCAGTAATCTGATTTTGCAGATTTCCGGCAACATCTTCTCCGAGCTGACTCTTGACGAACTCGAACCAAGTCGTGAATAATGCCTGTTGCTGACTCTCGAAAGTGTCCATTTCCGTGCGGTAGTCGGTTTTAAGGGAATTGATTACATCGTCTCCCTCCTCCTCCAAGGCAGTGATATACGCGGTAAAAGCGTCCTGTTTGGAGTCCGCTTCGTTCTCGAAAAGCCCTTTCTGTGTAGTGAAATAGTTCTGAAATGCTTCGTACAGGTCAGAACCGTTTTCCACCATCGACATAAGGGTGTTGAGAGCTTCGTTCATGCGGTTCGCGTCTCTCGCACCGAAAAAAGACTTTTCCTTGTTGCTGTAAGCGGTCACATCTTGGAACGATACCGTACCGTCCTCATTGGTGATGGTATTATACCGTTTCAGACCGCTCCACACAGCGTCCGTATAATTTACGGGTAACAGTTCCCAAGACATTTACAGGTCTCCTCCTCTCATTCCAAAATTCCAAGTGAACATTCTTCTCCCCTCAGACTCATTGGTGAGCCTGTCATAGAGGTCAAGGATTGCGCTCTCCAAACGGTTTAGCTCTGTGAAGTCCATCGTATTCCCGTTTGCAACATAGGTCGGCGGGTTGCCGTATGAGCGTTGGAGAGTCTTATTGTTGATGGTTTTCAGATTTTCCTCAAGCTGATTGATTTCGTCAGCGTAGAAGTAATCCGAATAGGTACGGTCAGCACCGAGGGAGACGATAGAGAACTCATCGTACATCTTGAGAGCCAACTCACGCAGATAGGTGAGGTTGTTCTTGATACGGTTGAAATCGACCGCGTTAAACCTGTCTCCCGTATATACCCCGGTAGAGGAGTCTGTGACACCGTACCAGTCTGTTTTAGGCGTTGTCCATGCCATAACTAACCTCCTGTTCTACGAGCCGTGACCTTACCTGCAAAGCTCTGATTGAAAATGATGGTGTGACGGTAGATGTTTACTTTCATATCAGACTGGAACTCGTTCTCTTGGTAAACAATGTCGTTCACATCAATTTCGGGGTTGCCGCGTGTGTCATACTCGTACTCAATGCCGGACTGGTAATAGTCACCGAGCCAGTCTGCGAGGTCTTGCGCCATTTCCATATCGGAAATGAGAGGGTTTTCCCACTTGATTGTCTTTCCTCGATTATTGAGCGTTTTTGTCGCATAACGCTCCACGATTTTGTAGCGATAGCCGGAAATCTCCAAGCGATAAGTGCCAGTCACAGTAAACTTGACCGTGATGTAGTAGTTGCCCGACTCCAAGATGGAAACGCCGCCCGATTGGTTTTCCAATGCGGCAGAAAAGCCATAGGAGGGTTCTCCCACGAAAAAGGTCTCTACATCACCTGCCGCAACGGTGACTTCTTCGCTCACAAGGTTTTCTTGCTGATTGCCTGTCTGATAGCTGTAGCAAGGGACAATTATGTCCTTGACAAGCTCCTGCTTGATAGCTTTCGGAGAGGAGGTCATATCGGAGCGGGTCATGGTGAAATCCGTAATATCGCCAAAGCTGAAATTGTTCAGCACGATACGGCTATACGGTTCGGCGGTCTTTGTGAACTCGATTTTCATAACATCGAAATCGTCAAAGTCCGTGTGAATGACTGTGTTTTTGCTGATTTCATCAGCT